GTTCTCGCTACGGGTTTTCCCTGGTGGTCAAAATTCATTACCACATCGGACATCTGAGCTTTGTCAAATGCTCCTCTGCAGATAACTTCCTTGTATTCAACTCCGTCATATTCAAACATAACCGTAGAATGGTCAAATACTGCTGCATAACCCTCAACGAACATTCCTTCCTCTTCCTGAGCTCTTACTTCAAAGTGCCTGTAGCACCTGTCTTTACTTATCATCTTCTTCGTCTCCCTCTGTGTTATTTGTCGGTGCTGTATCCAGCCTCCGTATAGGTACATCACCTCCGGGCAGCGGTGCCAGATTGAGAGCCTGTCTCCACTCATTAGGTGTCATGGCTCCTCTGTCTACCATGGCCTGTAAGGCTAGTTTTTCATTCATTGACATGTAGGACATTCTATTCGACTCAAACATTATTTCGTTTGCAAAACCTCTTTCCCGGTCCGTAAAGACTTTATTGGTGAGCTCGAGTGATAACGCTAAAAGGAACGGCTCTATCTTCGACTCATAGAATGCTTCCCGCTGGTCACTGTTAGCTCTGGACATGATGATGTCTTCGTTCACTCCGAAATATCGATAGATATTATCCCTCAGCTCTGCGATGTGTTTATAGTTTGCAATCTGCGGCTGTAAGGTTATAGGAGTGTACTCCAGATTGGCATCAATTACCGCAACACCGGAACTGTTCTCCATGTTGATGTAATCGCTGATAAACTTTTCGCCTATCTTTGTTTTGTCTTCGTTGGATAAGATTGATTTCGTCGTCTTAAGAATACCTCTCAGATTGGATGTAGACTTTATAGCATTAGCCATGCCCTGAGACGCTGTACTCAGGAGATCTAAGCTGGTAAGTATCGGAGTATTCGAGTCACCGAAGATGTCTGACTTGTTATAGTCTTTCCGCAACACAGCAAGATCTTCCCAGGAATGCGTCTGCACAATCCCCGAATCGAACCGGAACTTGATGTACAGCCCGCCCTCGTACTCAACAGCTTCGTGCTGAGCTCTGGGCATCGGGTATAGCCCAGTGCACTTTCCGTAATCGTCGCGCTGAATGTAAACAAAAACCATGTTGTTGATTTCGAGCAACGTTCTCACTTTATATAAGAAGTCCGCACCGTTCATGTACATATTCGGCCGGTATTGGATAATCTTCTGGAGAGGAATATCCCTTTGTTCTCCGGCTCTTAAAACTTTTACATTTGCTTTGGATGAATGCTCAGCGAGTGTGCGGACACAGGCCCGGACTACTTCGTTTGCATAAGCATCCACGCCGAAGGAAGAGAAATATGAAGTATATCCTCCTATTTCTTTCCATGTGCCGGTAGTGATCTTTTGCTTAGATCCTCCGAATATTGATTTAATTGCATTTCTGAAACTCATTCTCTGGCTCATTTATTACCTCAAGTAGTGCATGAATTCTTCGTAGTGGTTGTTATATCCGACCATGCCGTTAAGCAAGGCCACCATTCCGTCTATTCTCCTGGTTGCCCCGGACTTAACCGGTTGGATTGTATTTATCCCGTCGCGGTTGGTGCTCTTTACTGCAGTGTTCAGCAGACACCACCGCATTATCGGGTTATTCTGATAAATAACTTTATGCTCTTCCAGCAGCGCCCCTAACTGTTTCATCGAATAGGACCAGGTAGTTGGTCCCTGAGCAATCTTCTCCATGTCAAAGCCGTAATCGCTCATTTGCGGCGCCCAGTATCCTGACAGCGCTCTGTCATAGCACACCCATAACGGCCGGATGTCATAGTTTTGTACGATGTCAATAAACCATTGTGTAACCTGGTTATAATCAACAGCAGCTCCCTCGCAAACCGTAAGCCACCCTTGTTCCGCCCATAGCTTATAAGGAGCTTCCCTGGATCCTGTGCGTTCTACTGTGTCAATCCTGGACTGCGGAAGGAAAAACTGTGCCAGGACATAGAAGTTCTCGTCCTCCGGCTTCCGAATAATCACTCCGCAGCATGTCAGGTCTGTAGTAGATGATAGGTCTGTGAAGCCTATTGCATAGCTCTCTTTCAGATACTCCATGTCCGCTATCTCTTCGTTCACGCATGCTTTATAAGGAAGCCAGGCCTGGTTAGTGTTTTCTGGAATATTAAAATCTTTAGTGAGCACTGTAGGCAGAAACTTCGGGTCCCGCTTTGCTTTTTCCACGTTTTCCGCTAACGTAGTGAATGATTTGATGCTTCCCAGGCCCGGATTAGCCTTTTCCCAACATTCCGGCTTTGTCCATTCTTCCCGGCTATCCAGCTCGTAAATTAACGAAAGCAGCCGGTAATCCTCAAAGCCCGGAACCCAGAGCGCCACCTTCGAGCAGTAGTCATACTTATCATCAAAGAATGCTTCTCTCTTTGAACCGTTTGTGCTTATTAACCAGGCTAAAGGCTGTTCTCTCGACTGCTGCGACTGAACCATTACATCATAGATTCCGCTGGTTGCCGCTTCATGAAACTCGTCCTGAACAAAGAAGTGTGCGTTCATCCCGTCCATTGTGGAGCTGTCTGATGCCAGAGCTTTGATAAAAGAGAGTGTTGCCGGAAAGTAAATATCCGATTGTCTTTTCTTCGTGACCGACCTTAAGGCCGGCGACTGAACTCGCATGTTTACAGCTTCGGAAAATATGATCTTGGCCTGATCCAGCTTATTGGCGCATGTATAAACCTCAGCTCCTTTTTCACGGTCAGCTATCAGTGAATACAGAGTGATTGCCGCAGTCTCCGTAGACTTGCCATTCTTTCTGCCCCTGATATCGACTACTTCTCGGAACCGTCGTTTGCCGTTACTCT